TCTTGATACTTTAGGCAACAAGCGGTTTATTGAAGTTGAATTGGTTTTCCCAACTACTGCCAACATCATGAAGACTAGTTCTTATAGATGGGAACGAATGTGCCGTTTATTTGCTGATACAGTTCTTCATGAAATTATCCACACTAGACAATATCGTGCTAGAAATTTTAAAGACATTCCCGGATACGAAAGCACAGCCTATTACGCCAAAGATCGTCGAGAACAAGAGTATTACGGACACCGAGATGAAATGGGCGCACACTCATTTAATCTAGCACAAGAACTAATTGATAAATTTGGTTTTGAAATTAGCGATATTAAAGAATATTTGGATAGCCCTGTTCCAAAAAGAGTTCGTCCAAATAGTTGGGGACGTTTTATGAAGGCTTTTGAGTATGATCATAGTCATCCAAAAGTCGTTCAAATGAAACGAAAAATAATGACCCAATTAGAAAATGCCTACTTAGGCAAACCATTTAAGACAACAAATCACTTGACATACTAACTGTTAGACTGTATAATATACACTTATACAGTTAATTATTGGAGTTGATATGAGCGTTTGTGCTAGCCATATTTGGTCATTGGAAAGTCATCCAAGCCGTTTAAACAAAGAAGCAATCATCGAAGCCATTGCCCAAGAAGGAAATAGTGAATTCTTTCAAGGCGCACGTCTTGCTCTAGACCCTATGATTACATTTGGATTGAAACAGATCCCGGAGAAAAAAGATGAAGATGGTGCTGGCTTACCTTGGGATAGTTTTAGTCTCATTATTACTGGTTTTGTTAATCGTTCACTCACAGGCAACCTTGCCCGTGACACTGTTGCTAAAATGATGGCCAGTGCCACTAAGGCTGAATGGAATGGATGGTATCGACGCATACTGATTAAAGATCTGCGTTGCGGCGTTAGTGAAAAAACAATTAACAAGGTTGTAGAGAAACAATGGCCCGACTATGCTATTCCAGTGTTTGGCTGTCAATTGGCACATGACAGTGCTAATCATGAAGCCAAAGTTTCTGGTAAGAAATTTATTGAAGTTAAACTGGACGGTGTCCGTGTGGTCACTATTGTTCGTGTCGATGGTCGGGTGGACATGTTTAGTCGCAACGGCAAGGAACTTGTAAACTTTCCACATGTTACCGAACAGATCAGTGCAGTGGTTAAAAAGGCACCACCTAAGTATGATCTAGTGCTTGACGGTGAAATTATGAGTAGTAGTTTCCAAGACTTGATGACGCAGGTGCATCGTAAAAGCGATGTTAAGGCTAACGATGCTATTTTGAATTTGTTTGACATGTGTCCACTTGAAGACTTTGAAAAAGGATTTTGGAATAAGAGTCAAACAGTTCGTAGTCAAATGGTGCAGGCTTGGGTAGAACAGAATAATGAGATGTTGCCTAATGTTACTTGCCTTGCTAATGAACTGGTTGATTTGGATACAGATGGGGGTCAGTTGCGTTACAAAGAAATCAACGCACAGGCAGTGGCAGGTGGCTACGAAGGCATTATGATTAAAGATCCTCTTGCCGGTTACGAATGTAAACGTAGTGTAGCATGGTTGAAGTTAAAGCCATTTATCGAAGTATCATTGGAGGTAGTAGATGTCGAAGAAGGAACAGGACGAAACGTTGGCCGGCTTGGAGCGATTGTCTGCGAAGGCGTCGACGACGGAAAGACTATTCGGGTCAATGTGGGCAGTGGTTTTAGCGATAATGGCCGCGATACTCATTGGGCTTCACGTGATTCCCTACTTGGTCAGATCGTGGAAGTGCGAGCAGATGCAGTCACAAAAAACCAAGACGGAACATACAGTTTGCGATTTCCAAGGTTCCTACGGTTCCGTGGATTCGAAGTAGGTGAGAAGATTTAAGGCATCAATATGAAGTATTTTATTTCGCTAATCATCAGTATGTGGTGCATGGTAATACATGCTCAAGAACATGTAAAAGTCAACGGAACTAGTGCTGAGTTGTATACGAACACCACTAGGGCGCCTACCATTCTATATGTACCAGGTTGCAATGGACTAGATTTTATTGGAAAAGAATACCAATTATTTCATCGCAATAAATTTAAAGAAATATGGCCTAATGCAAACTTTGTGATTTCACAATATGTTAACGACTATACAAACGGATCAGTTGACGGTAGATGTCATTGGTCGGGCGACGACAACAGATTAAAAGGCCGCCAAAGTTGGGATCAGGCTCTACACACTATAGAACTTGCAAAATGGATTAAACTTCAACCATGGTCGAATGGCCAAGTACATTTGTTTGGATTTAGTTGGGGTGGTAGAGTAGGTATTTGGATACCTGGAGATCGACACGGTACTGCTGGTATATTTGAGTCTGTAGCATTAATTTGGCCAGATTGTCGCCCTGTTCATAAAATTCAGGCAGGTGTGTTACACACTCCTACACGTATTTGGGCAACCGAAGAAGACCCATTAAGTATTCCTAAAAATTGTCCTAACTATTTTAAATCGCCGACAGATAAACTAACGTTGTCTTTATTTCCTGGCAATAGTCACGATTGGTTCAGTGGACCGTTTGGTCAGCCATATACTCGATGGTGGCCGGTACAGCGTGTAATAGTAAATCACGGGTACAATGAAAATTGGACTAATCAGACTTTTAAAGATTGGAAAGAATGGGTTGATCAACTATGAAGATAAGTAGTAAAACAACTAATATTACAACCATACGGCCAGGTGATGATAAGTTTATGCTTAATGACGGGGTTGTTATGTGTCCCAGAGCAGGATTTGAAATTAGTCAAAATTGCCCTGCGGAATATAAAAGTATCTTTATCACTGCTATAAATGCAGGATGGATTAAACCTGTAGCACATGTCTATGGTAAAGAACTAACAATGGATGCATTACGTTAATTAAATAAATTACAAGGAGAAAATTATGTTTGGAACAACTTATACAGGCGGAATGTCATATCGTTCTGCAAGCGAAATTAATTCAGCAATGGGGCGTGTCTATGGACACATGAGCCTTGCTGTTATTGTATCAATGATTGTCAGTTATTTTGTAGGATCTAGTCCAGAGTTATTGGCATTCTTTTTTACAGGTGTGTTAAAGTGGATTGTAATCTTTGCACCGCTAGTGGCAATTTTTGGCGTTGCTGTAATCCTAGGTAATAATCCAAGTAAGGGCGTAGCACAGTTATGCTTACATGGCTTTGCCGCATTGATGGGATTGAGTTTTGCTACAATCTTCGCAGTGTTCACTATGGGTAGTATTGTATCAGCGTTTATGGGTGCGGCCATCCTGTTTGGTGTTATGAGTGGCTATGGCTACTTTACCAAACAGAGTCTAGACAACGTTGGCAAGTTTATGTTTGTTGGTTTAATTGCAATCATCATTGCCAGTATTGTTAATATCTTTATTGGATCAACTGTGATGCAGATGGTAATCTCAGCACTGGCAATTATCATCTTCCTAGGCCTAACTGCCTATGACACACAGAAGATCCGTGAAGAACTGTCAGTAGAAGCCAGTGATGTTGCAGAAGTTCGTGGTGCTCTGACGTTGTACATGGACTTTATCAACTTGTTTATTAACCTGTTACAACTTTTTGGCGATCGTAAATGATTAGAGAATACATCAACATTGTTTTAACAGAAAATGCCATTTCACAGTTTGCTAGTTCAGCGCATGACGAATGGCGTCGTAACTTTGATCCAACTGGCACAAAGGAACGAGTTAAAAAGAATTCAGATGGATCTGAAGGTAATATCAATGTTCCGTTTGATAAACTGCATCCAGACTGGCAACGAGAAAACTTAGCCGCAGGCAAAGCAGCCGCCGAGGCAGTGATTGAGTTTCCTAATGATATTGAAAAGGCTGCAGAATACATTCATATTGAATGGATGAAGCGTAACCCAAAGGCAGATTATAATGCGGCACAACATGTGCCATATGACGAGTTACCTGAAGATGAAAAAGAAAAAGATAGAGTTCATGTTAGAACTATGATGAAACTAATGAGAAAATAAAATGAGAAGTAACTATTGGTCATGCACTAAGTTTGCAGATTGGGTTCGCGGTACTCCTAAAAAAGGTGCCCTAACTGCAGACGGGTGGGCGGAATGGGAAGATGAAGCAAAACGCTACAATCCCGTTCGCTACTGGATCGCCGAAGAGGCCTTGGATGCAATTCAGAACTTTATCTGGTGGCCAATTGATAGGATTTATGATGTCAAGTATTATATTAATAATCGCTTTGTTACTCGAACCCACTCTCTTACTGCCCATCGTCGTGATATTAAGCCTGGTCAGTGGTGTGACGTTGGCAATCGTTTTCTACCATGTCTTTTCAACGAACTCGTCGACTTTGTTGAAGTCGAAACAGCATGGAGTCATATTGCGTGGGGCAGCAAAGAAGATCGTGCAAAATATGCGCCACCGTTCTGGGCAAGTGGTTGGTTCCGTTGGCGCACATGGCGATGCCCGCAAGCAGGACTAGATCATCTTGATTGGGCAATGACCTTAACTAACGAAGAATGGTTAGAAGAGGGTGAAAAGCACAAGGCCGAACCCACTGGACAATCTATCCGCGCCCGTGAAATCAAAGAGCTTTACCTATGGTGGACCACTGTTTATCCAAATCGTCCAGACCCGCATGATGCAAGTGGCTGGACAGAATACTGCGAGAAAACTCGATTGCTCAACGATGGCAGACTTTTTGGCAGCAAGAAGACTCCTGAACTCGAAGAACTCAGCACACGTTCACATGAACTACTACAGAAGATTGAAGCAGACTATGCGGCAGAAGACGAAGCCATGCTGATTCGTTTGATCAAGGCCCGTGACAGTCTTTGGACATAATTTTGTAATCATTTTGTAATCTCTTTGTGTTTAAATAATGTTGTTACACAAGGAGATTTACCGTGAACAAACTACTAGCAATTTTACTAGCCGCAGTGACAATGTCGGCGCAAGCCGCAGACATCACAGGAGCAGGCGCCACATTCCCATTCCCAATCTATGCCAAGTGGGCTGAAGGCTACAAAAAAGCCACAGGTACTGGTATGAACTATCAAAGCATCGGTAGTTCAGGCGGCATTAGACAAATCAATGCAAAGACCGTGGACTTTGGAGCAACTGATGCACCTGTCAGCGGTGAGAACTTAGACAAGCAGGGACAAGTTCAGTTTCCTGCTATCATTGGCGGAACCGTGCCTGTAGTAAATTTGGATGGTTTCAAGCCTGGCGAACTACGCATCACTGGTCCAGTTATGGCTGAAGTGTTTATGGGCAACATTGCCAAGTGGAATGATCCTAAACTTCAAGCATTGAATCCAGGTAAACAACTACCAGATCAGCCTATTACTATTGTACATCGTGCTGATGGTTCAGGCACAACATTCAACTGGACAGACTATTTGAGCACTGTTAGCCCAGAGTGGCTACAGCGTGTAGGTCGTGGCGCCGCAGTCAAGTGGCCAGCAGCCACATCAGTAGGTGGTAAAGGCAACGAAGGTGTTGCTGCCAACGTGAACAGAATCAAAGGTTCTATTGGTTATGTAGAGTATGCTTATGTCAAGAAAAACAACATGACATTCCTGCAACTACAGAACAAATCAGGCCGGTACGTTAGTCCAGATGATTTAACATTTGCGGCAGCGGCAGACGGTGCTGATTGGTTCAGTGTTCCAGGTATGGGACTGAGCATTGTGGATCAAAAGAATCCCAATGCTTGGCCAGTGAGTTCAGCCAGTTTTATCATTATGTACAAGAACCCTGCTAACAAAGCCAACAGCGATGAAGTGCTAAAGTTCTTTGACTGGGCATTCAAGAATGGCAAGAAAGATGCCGCAGACTTAGATTATGTGGCACTACCCGACACACTAACAAAGCAGATTCGTGAGCGTGTTTGGACACAAATTAAATAAAATTGTGTAAACGATTACAGAGGCTACCGCGTTATATATATGTAGGATATAAATTTCTACATTAACTAAAAAGGAAACTTTATCATGAAATTGATCGCAACTCTGATCGCAACAATGTTTGCCGCTACTGCGTTTGCTCAAGCACCTGCTGCCAAGAAAGAAGAAAAGAAGGCTGATGCCAAGCCTGCTGTTACAGCACCAGCACCAGCACCTGCCGCTAGCGCAACAGCAACGCCTTCCAAAAGTGAGCCTGCTAAGAAAGACGACAAGAAAGAGCCAGCTAAGAAGTAATCCAAAAGATCTAGAGGATAGTGAACTTGAAGTCAACGACGAGATCACTTTTGGTCGTAATCGACAATCAGAAAGATTTGGTAAACTAGTCGAAGACGACGAATTATCAGATCATATAAAATTTAGATTATGGCTATCTAGACAAATTGCATTGGCAAAATACAGACAAGTCCATGGTTAATAGCCCTGGGCTTTTTTGTGTAAATAAATAATCAAAAGGAGACTGCTATGAAATTATTAGCCGCGTTAGTATTGGGATTAAGTTTAGGATTAGCACAGGCCGGTGGAGAGCCTGGTAAGAAAGAAGAAGTTCGTAAGCCAAAGAGTGCTAGTATTAACTGCAAAGATGCTGCCAATGCAGACAAGATCGAATGCAAAAAAGCCAGCAAAGAGATGCCAAAGATTGAAAAGCCTGTGGTAGAAAAGAAACCTGAGCCAGCTAAGAAACAATAATAATACGGCCCGCTCCTCTGATGTCTTAGACTTACGGGCGGGTTTTCTTTTGACTGAGCATTCATGATACCGGTTGTAATCACCTTGATTTTAATATATAATACACTATGACAAAACCAACTATATGTGCAGTGCCTTGGATGCACTTAAACTTTGAGCCTAACGGAAAAGTTATTCCGTGTTGCTTGACCTCTGTTCACAACTATTTTGCTGGCGATTTAAATCATCAGACTATTGACGAAATATGGAACAGCGACAACATGAAGTCGTTAAGAAAAGACATGATTGAAGGCAAAGAACCAGAGATATGTCGCAAATGTTTTGATCGAGAACGAGTCACCGGAGAAAGTGGACGTTTCTATCATAACAGAGACTTCCCAGAAGTAGTAGAAAAGATTCCAGAGATTACTCTAGAAGATGGAACTTGTACTACTATGGAGTTAAAGTACTGGGATTTCCGTTTCAGCAATCTTTGTAATTTTAAATGCCGCAGTTGTGGACCACGTTACAGTTCAGCATGGGTTCCCGATGCTAAAAAACTAGGCCTTACAGACCAAGAAAAAGTATGGAACATTGATTCGGTAGATGATAAAACAAATTTTGATTTCTTAAAGGATCAAGTTGATCACGTTGAACGCATCTACTTCGCGGGTGGCGAGCCCCTGCTCATGCCTGAACACTGGCAAATTTTAGAAATGTTAGTTGAGAAGAAAAGATTTGATGTTAAGTTATCATACAACACCAATGCGTCAGTGTTGACCTATGGCAAGAAGAATGTTCTCGACTATTGGCGTCAATGGCAATGGGGTAAATTAGAAATTTGGCCCAGTATTGATGAGATTGGTGAACGTGCAGAACTTATACGATCTGGTACGGTTTGGAGTAAAGTAGAATCTAATCTTATGGAATTAATGACTCTAGACAATGCTATTGTACGTCCAGGCATCACAGTAGGTGCATGGAACGTA